GTTAAAGCAGACAAAGACGTACACATTATAGTTTCAGACGTAAACTTTAATGATGACGGTTCATTAGGAGACGTAGGAAACATAACAACTATGCCTTCAAGCAACGTAATAAAAATAAGGAAAATAAAATTATGAGTAGATACTGTTTCGACATTGAAACAGATAACTTATTAGAAGAATGTACGAAAGTTCATTGCATAGTATTAAAAGATATAGACACAGAAAAAGTTTTAACTTTATCAGTGGATGAAGCTATAGACAAACTCACTAATGCAAAACTTATTATCGGACATAATATAATTAAGTTTGATATTCCAGTGTTAGAAAAATTATATAACTTTAAAACTAAAGCAGAAATTTTTGATACTTTAGTTGCTACACGGTTAATCTGGTCTGACTTAATGGAGTCGGATATGAAACGTGTACACACAAAAGATTTCCCTAGAAAATTAGTCAACAAGCATAGCCTTAAAGCATGGGGTGTTAGACTAGGAAATTATAAGCAAGAGTTTGAAACAGACTGGCAAGAGTTTACAAATGAAATGTTAGAGTATTGTGTTCAAGACGTAGAAGTCACACATAACTTATACCAAATAATTTTGGGTAAAAAATATTCGACAGAATCTTTAGAACTCGAACACTCTGTAGCCACTCTTATATCTAAACAAGAAAGATATGGAGTTTTGTTTGACAAAGATAAAGCAGTTAAACTTTATGCTGACTTATCGGAACAAAGAAATAAAATTAAAAAAGAAATGGAAGAAACTTTTAAACCTAAAGTGGTTAAAAGAGTTTCAGAAAAAACTGGTAAACCATTAAAAGATAAAATCGTAGAGTTTAATCCTTCAAGCAGAATGCACATAGCTGAAAGATTAACGGAAAAATACAAATGGATTCCAAAAGATTTTACACCAGATGGTAAACCAAAAGTAGATGATACAGTTTTAAATAGTTTAGATTATCCAGAAGCAAAACTGTTAGCAAAATATTTTCTTTTAGAAAAAAGATTAGGAATGTTAGCAGAAGGTAATCAAGCTTATTTAAAATTAGAACGTAACGGAAGACTACACGGTACTGTTAATACTAACAATGCAGTAACAGGTAGGGCAACAGCAATGAAACCTAACCTACAACAAGTACCGTCTGTTGGTGTTCCTTATGGAAAAGAATTTCGAGAACTATTTACCGTACCAAAAGGTAAAGTGTTAATCGGAATAGATGTAAGTGGTTTAGAGTTAAGACTCTTAGGACATTACATTGCAAAATTTGATGGTGGTGAATACGCTGACGTAGTTGTCAACGGTGACATACATACTACTAATCAACACAATGCAGGTTTAGAAACTAGAGACCAAAGTAAAAGATTTTTATACGCTTGGCTGTATGGCGCAGGCGTTGGAAAGATTGCAGAGGTAACTGGTAAATCTAAAAAAGAAGCTTCGAAAGTTAAGAAAAGATTTTTAGATAGATTGCCTGCATTAAATAAATTAATCAAGCAAGTTCAACTTTCTGCTGAACGTGGTTACTTAGTTGGTTTAGATAAAAGACAAATCAAAGTACGTAACACGTGGAGTTCTTTAAATACACTTTTGCAAGGCGCAGGCGCAGCCGTTTGTAAAAGATGGTTAGTTGAATTTGACGAAGCTGTTAAAAATATTTCTGGAGTTCAACAATTATTGTGGGTTCACGATGAGATACAAGTTGAATGCGATGAAGATAAAGCAAAAGAAATAGGAGAGTTAGCTGTCGAATGTATTGAACGAACTGGCAAACACTTCCAATTACGAGTGCCATTAACAGGTGAGTACAAGATAGGAAACAATTGGAGTGAAACACATTAATGAAAAATAGTAAATTCGATTTGGATTTAAAGTTCGGACAAGGAAGAGAAAAGAAAGTAGCTGCTTTATTGGACCAGGACAAATCTAAAATAGAAGTAAAAACAGAAAGAGATTGGTGGGCTAAGACAGGCAACATCGCAATTGAAGTTGAATGTTGGGGCAAACCAAGTGGCTTATCTAAAACTGAAGCAGATTATTGGGTACATATATTATCAATAGGCAAAGAAGATTATTGCAAATTAATATTTGATGTACCTAAACTAAAAAAGATAGCTGACAAATTTAAAGATAACTACAAAATGATTGGGGACAACAATGCAAGTAAATGTATTTTAATTCCTTTAAAAGAATTATTTCAATCAAAAAATTTAACCTAACCTATGCACGAAAGGATATAACCCATGAAGAGAAGACTCTTAATAGATGGTGACATCATTGCGTATAAGGCTTCGACTATGGCTGAACACAGTATTAAGTGGGAAGACAGTACAGTCTGGACATTACACGCAGATGAAAACCACGGAAAATATCTCGCACTATCCGAGATAGAAGATTTAAAAATAAATCTACAAGCTGATAGTATTACAATTGCACTGACAGATGGTGTCAACTTTAGAAAAGACATCTTACCTAGCTATAAAGATAATCGTAAACAAAAACGTAAACCTTTAATATTAGGGGCAATTAGAAAATGGTTAATAGATGAGTATGACGCTGTTATATATAATGGTTTAGAAGCAGATGATGTACTTGGTATATTAGCAACACAACCTCAAAAGAAAGAAGAAAGAATTATTTGTTCTTTAGATAAAGACCTTAGACAAATTCCAGGTAAACTTTCTCAAGACGGTAAAACTATACAAAAACTTTCTAAAAAAGAATGTGACCACTGGCATTTAATACAAACATTAACTGGAGATTCAGTTGATGGATTTTCTGGCTGTCCAACAGTAGGAAAAGTTACAGCACAAAAAATTCTTAAAGATAAAAAGTTACCATTAAGAGAACAATGGAAACTTGTTGTTAAAGCTTATGAGAAACAAGGTTTGTTTGAGCATGACGCATTTCAACAAGCGCAAGTTGCTAGAATTTTAAGACACGGTGACTACAACAAGAAAACTGGTGAGGTAACTCGATGGCAGATATAATTAAAGAACCACCTCACTATACAAAATGGAAGATAGAACCAATTACTTTCATTATGGAAAACAACATACCGTTTGGTGAAGCCAATGTAATTAAATATGTAATGCGTTGGCGTGACAAGAATGGCATTCAAGATTTAGAAAAAGCTAAACGGTATATCGACATGATTATTGAAAAAGAAATCAAAGACAAAGACCAATTAAATTTATTTGACACATTAAAAACAAAACAAAAGGAGTAGAAAGAATGGACTATAGTAAAGACGCATTACTGACAGACGCAGGCTTGAGAATTTTAAAAGATAGATATTTAACTGAAGATGAAAACAGTCCTCAAGAAGCTTTCTATAGAGTATCAAAAACTTTTTCGGATGATACTGCTATGGCTGAAAGAATATATAAGTATGCGTCAAATCTATGGTTTATGTTTTCTACTCCCATCTTGACTAATGGTGGCACTAAAAGGGGAATGCCTATTTCGTGCTTTTTAAATTACGTACCAGATAGTCGAGAAGGTTTAACTGAACACTACACAGAAAATGCTTGGTTAGCTACAGTGGGTGGAGGAATTGGTGGACATTGGGGACACATTAGAAGTGACGGAACTCAAACTAGTGGTGGCTCAATTTCTACAGGTTCAATTCCTTTTATGCACGTTGTTGACTCAGAAATGTTAGCGTTCAGTCAAGGTAAAACAAGAAGAGGAAGCTATGCAGCATACCAAGATATATCACATCCAGAAATTGAAGAGTTTATTGAAATGCGTAAACCAAGTGGGGGTGACATTCATCGTAAATGTCTTAACCTTCATCATGGTATTAATGTCTCTGATAAGTTTATGTCTGTTATTGACAATTGCACTAATAATCCTAGTGCCGATGACAGTTGGGAACTTATTGACCCACATACAAAACGAGTGGTTAGAAAAGTCTCTGCTAAAAAATTATGGCAAAAAATTCTTGAGACTAGAGTGGCAACTGGTGAACCTTATATCAGTTTCATTGACACAATCCAAAAGTCTTTGCCGGAGTCTCAGAAGAAAATTGGATTAAAAGTACATCACTCAAATTTATGTAGTGAAATAACATTACCAACAAATGAAGAACGAACAGCCGTGTGTTGTTTATCTTCTCTTAACTTAGAAAAATATGATGAATGGAAAGATGACCCTTATTTCGTACCTGACGTGGTTAGGTTACTCGATAATGTATTGGAGTATTTTATTAGTAACGCTAGTGACGTTCTTCACCGTGCTAAGTATTCTGCTATGCGTGAACGTAGTATCGGATTGGGGACAATGGGTTTTCACTCATATTTACAAAGTAAAAAAATTCCTTTTGAAAGTGTTTTAGCAAAATCACTTAACAATAATATTTTTAGTAATATTAAAAAACAAGCTTTAGAAACTTCAAGAAGACTAGCTGAAGAAAGAGGTGAAGCACCAGACATGGAAGGTACTGGTTTACGTAACGCACACTTATTAGCAATAGCGCCTAACGCTAGTAGCAGTATTATTTGTGGTAGCACTAGTCCTTCAATCGAACCACTAAGAGCAAATGTTTATAGTCAAAAAACTATGAGTGGTACTTTTTTAATGAAAAATAAATTTTTAGAAAAACTTTTAAAAGAAAAAGGAATTGATACTGACAAAACTTGGAAGAGTATTGTAGCTAATAGAGGTTCAGTAAAACATTTAAAAGAACTTAGTGATTGGGATAAAGATGTTTTTGCTACAGCAATTGAAATAGACCAAAGATGGATTATTGAATTTGCTGCTGACAGACAGAAACATATTTGTCAGTCTCAAAGTGTAAACATATTTGTTCCTGCTGATGTGAATATAAAAGATTTACATTTACTACATTTATCAGCATGGAAAAAAGGATTAAAGACTCTTTACTATTGCCGTTCAGAAGCAATTAAAAGAGCAGAAATAATTTCAACAAGAATCGAAAGGAAAGTTAGACCAGACGCAGAAGAAGACGAGTGTCTATCTTGTCAAGCATAATGGCAAAAAAGAAAAATAATTTATTAGGAAAAGAAGCACACGAAACTGGTGCAAGATTTAAAAAAACTAGTATTGGACGAAGACCGAGTACCAGTATGATGAATAAAAAGAAACGGCAAGGAAGGAATAAAAAACAAATGAAATATAGAGGACAAGGAAGATGACAGATAGTAGTATATTTGATGGCATAGATAAACCAAAAAAGAAATATTGTAGTTGTCACAAAAAAAATAAACAAACTGTTTTATGGACGGTTTATCACACTGTACTAGCTGTTGAACTAGCAATTATTATTTTAATAGAAGGGATAGAATTATTTACATGAGTTTATTAAAGGAAAGAAATTATTACAAACCGTTTCAATATCCGTGGGCTTTTGAAGCTTACGACCAACAACAAAAAATGCACTGGTTACCAAGTGAAGTACCTTTAGCTGAAGATGTAAGAGATTGGAATGAACGACTTAACGATAAGGAAAAGAATTTAATTACACAAATATTAAAGTTCTTTACGCAAGGTGATGTCGACATTGCTCAAGCGTACCTTGATAATTATATTCCAAAATTTAAACCACCAGAAATTAGAATGATGTTATCTTCAATTGCTACAAGTGAAGCTAACCATGCTCATTCTTATTCATTATTAAATGATACTATTGGATTACCAGATAGTGAGTACAAAGCATTTCAAGAATACAAAGCAATGTCTGACAAACATGATTATCTTTTTAGAAGTAAAGGTGAAGGTATAGAAGGCATGGCTAGAGAACTTGCAACGTTCTCAGCTTTTGGTGAAGGGTTGCAGCTCTTTGCTTCATTCGTAATGTTATTAAACTTTCAACGTTTTGGAAAAATGAAAGGAATGTGTCAGATAGTTACCTGGTCCATAAGAGATGAAAGTCATCATGTAGATAATATGATAAAATTATTTCATGCTTTAATAGATGAGAACAAACATATTTGGAATGATGATTTCAAAAAAACTTTATATGATGTTGCAAGAGACATGGTAGCATTAGAAGATAAATTTATAGACTTAGCATTTGAGCAAGGTGGAGTAGAAGGTATCGAACCAAATCAAATTAAACAATATATAAGACATATAGCTGATAGAAGATTGCTACAATTAGGATTAAAACCTAACTTTGCAGTAAAAGATAACCCATTGCCTTGGCTTGATTGGGTTTTAAATGGCGTAGAACATACAAATTTCTTTGAAAATCGTGCCTC